AATCATTTATACCAGTGGTATCAAATCCTTCTGGAATACATACAGCAGCAGCTACAACAGGTCCGGCTAAACTCCCTCTTCCAACTTCATCTACGCCAATAATATATTTATACCCTTTACTTATAAGAGACAATTCCATATCATATGTGGGTTTAATTTTAGTCTTCATAACTTATAATATAAAAAATACCATCCTTTTCATTAAAATCTACCTCAACATTATTAAAATAATCATACCCATTCCCACAATTATTAAATTCTATACCATATGTGGATACTTTAGCTTCAGGATGTTCTAATAGTATCTCGGCAAGCTCCTTCGCTTTCATAATTCACACCACCCTACATTAACTTATTTTTTTGCTACTTCAATTAAGTGTTTAAACTCTTTACATTTCTCATCAATATAATAATATACTTTTTCATTTAAAAATAATTCAAATTTTTCTTTATTGTATAAAGCTGGTTCTATATCACGAGTAAATGTATCTTTTAAAAAATTAATTAAATTTATATATGGTTCTATAGTTTCAATAAAAATAACTTTAGGGTTGATAGGTTGTATAACCAAATTGTAAAAATCAGTCATTGCTGCTTCTATATGCTTTGTGCGCACTTGAAACTCTCTATAATAGTTCATATCCCTTTGTGATATCGTATGCACATTACTATCTACAATATCATATAATACATCTCTTTTAGATCTAACTACAAATAATACATAAGCTTTGAACTCTGACGTAAGTTCATCAACCTCTAAATCTAACTTACGTAATAAACTATTCCTTCTAGTAGTTAATTTACCAGACCTACTAATTTTATATACAATACTACCTAACAACCATATCATCAATATTACAAACGATATAACATATACAGTATTCATAACTTTACTCCTTGATGCTATTATTTTCAGCAGACTCTTCTTCTCCAACAGTTGACTTAAAGAATCTACTAAGATCACCAGTAAGAGGATGCTCTTTGTTACCCGTAAATATAGATGGATTTAATGCAGCTTTTTCAGCCTCTGCTTTTTTCATTTTCTTTATAAAGTTCTTTCTATCCCAGTACCAATCTGGTCTAAAATAAGATTTAGGCTTACTAAATTTTAATTTGCGCTCAGCTATAGATTGTATTTTAGCATCATCATCTTCATAAAGATTACATAATCTCTTCTTTTTAATATGAACTTTATTTGATTTTTTAACACATCTACCCTCAATCTCAGACTTACAAAACATACACATTACCTTACTCATAGTATTAATCCTCCTAACATTTTGTATTACCACAATTTTGACATAAATAACAACCCTCTTTAAATATAAGAGCCTTTTCACTACATTCAGGACATAGCGTTGTTATATCTATTTCTTCAATAAATTGACATAAAAACTTTTTGATCCTATGCACAAATGTACCTGGTATAGCTTCTATAACATCATCCATAGCTCTAACTATATGATAAATATCTACATTATGCCTTAATAAAAAACCAATCATTCTACATATCTTTACTGGATTCTTCTGGTAAGCATACTTACGCTCAACTGCTTCTAGCATACCGCCGTTTAAACCTTCAGCCTTTGATAGATCTGATAAATTTTCTAATGCGTTAAATGTAGATACGTTATCTTCCCTAGCATTGGTATTAACAAATACAGCAAACGGTTTAGTACATGCTTTATCTTTAAATGCTACATGAAGATACCACTTTTTTCCCTCACTTCTAAGAACATACCCTTTAGCTGGATACTCTTCTGGTAATTTTACATTCTGTGCGATAACAGTTTTATTTGTATGATCTTTAAATGTTCCTAAAAATTCACGTTGTTGTTTCTTAATACTTTTCTTACTAATAGACTTAGTAGTCTCTAGTACACCAACAGTGGAACCTTCTCTATATGTAGTACACCCTTTTACATTACGCTTATGAATATCATTATATAAAGAAGCGAAATCATCAAAACTTATATCTGATGGAATATTTATAGTCTTACTACAAGACTGATCAATATACTTTGCAAACACAGATAATACATCCATGTGTTCAGCAATAGATAACTCAGTTGCCCCAGCTGTATGCTCAAATCCTAGATCTTTAGCTATTTTATAACCATAATCACTAATAACTATATTAGCACATAACCCTGTATTCTTATCTATTCTATATTTATTATCCAATGACATTAGTACTACTTCGTCACCGTTCTTTTGTTCTTTAAAATAATCGGTTTCAAACCACTCACCTTTGTGTATATTAGGGTATTTAAAATCAACACCGTCACCTTCTACACGGTTCCAACGAGTAAACTCAGTAGAATACACTGGTTCCAAACCACCAGATACGTTTCCTGCTAATATAGAAAGAGTTCCATTAGGAGCTATAGCTGCTAGTGCGGAATTTCGTATACCGTGTTTAGTTATTAATTCAATAACATCAGAGTCAAGTACGTTTGAATTATGTATGTAGCCACACTCCAACATATCTTTACTATAAAGAGGGAATGGTCCTTTTTCACTCGCCAATATAGCTGACGATCTATATAGTTGATTCATAAAAGCATGAAGAACATATTCTAAAAATACAACATGCTTACTACTACCGTATCTCATATTCATCATCATAGCCAGTGAACCTACTCCAGCTATACCCACACCTATTTTTCGTTTTAGACGTGCCCCATCCTTATACAAAGGTAATGGGTAGTTTGATACATCAATTACGTTGTCCAAAGCTCTTACTAATAAATCAGTGCATTCAAGAAATTCTTCCATATTAAATGTACTAGTTTTAACATCATAAAACTTAACGATATTCAATGAACCAAGACAACATATATCCCCTATTAAATATTCCTTGCCTTCATGTTCCACTACACCAGTTGATCCAGGCACTTCACCGCACCCCCTAGAAACATACCCTTCATGATTCCAGTCATCAGATTCAGGCTCATATATATCATATACAGTGGATGTACCTAAATATTCTATACTTTTTATCTTAGTCTTCCACTTAACACCATTTAATTGTTTTGTTTTAATTGTTGTTTTTAAACTTTCATTTTTATTAGGATGACTCAGATACCCAATACAATTATATAAATTTAAGATAGAATCATTTTCAATCACACCTTCAAAACAATCTTTCTGCCTAATCACGTTTCTACCATAAATTAAACTTTCTTCATCTGCTTCTGCACTTAAATAAACTTTATAATCAGCTTTTACAAACAGCATTAAATGTTTCATTAAGTTATGTAAAAGCATAGATGTATTTTTAAATCTAACCTGAGTATATCTACTAGTAAGATTTACATTACCATCAGATGAGAGTAAACCATCTATTAAACCTATAATAAACTCTTTATTCGTATTTAATAAACTTTCTAAACTAAATGTTTTATTACCAGGATCAATATTTAAAGTAGAAAACAATTCTTTTAAATATAAATTGTTATTTATCATATAGTATCTGTAGCAATTTCCCTCAGAATCATCTACCCTTATATTTCCACCTAATCGTTTATATAAATTTTCTATATATAAATTATTTTCACCACTATTTGAAGATAAATTAAAACCAGAATAATTAGAAAAACAACCATCACCTAAATATAAACCTATTAATAAACCTTCATCTCTTGTATAAGTAGTCCCACACACAGGAAACTGTTTATACCATTCTTTTCTAACAAATGTTTTTCCAGATTCAATATCTGACAATCGTAGATTATTATTCCATGTTTTTCTTGCTTCTTTGTCAACCAACATCGTATGGAAAATATGTCCTTTTGTAACATCTTGGTAAAACCCATCATTAAAAGTAACTCTATAAACATCTTCATCTTTATATGATTTAACTTCTTTAACCTTATTAAATCCTAGTGTTGTTTGAATAACATCGCCGTTTTGTATCTTTTCTACTTTAACTAATCCTTTATCAGTCATAACCAAAGTACCAGCAACTATACAAGGATTCGTTGATGTGATAGAGCATCTATCTAAATAAGATAAGTTATCCATACGTTTTATAGCGTCTATAAATAAAATTCCTGGTTCATTACGACTATAAGAGTTTTTAAGTAATAGATTCCACAAATCAGTTGCTTTTACCGTCCTGTATACTACTTTAGGATACCCTTTATTATTCCATAGTTCAAAATCACCAATCCATTCAGCTTCATATTTATCAAAATTTATATCAGGAAACCACAAAGCCCATTCATCGTCTTCTTCTACAGCTTTCATAAAATCATCTGAAACCATAACAGACATATTACATTTAGTAAGCCTATTTGCAACAGTTTTAGCGTTAATAAAATCCTCTATATCTGGATGACATATACTCATAGTAACCATAGTGGCTCCTTTGCGTATACTTTTTTTAGTAGGCACACCTTGATAAGAGTCATCCTTAGAAACACTACCAGATGTAATTATCTCTGAAAATTTATCATACCCCTCTAAAAATTTTATCGAACCAGGAGTAGTAACACCTATTTTACGTATAAGAGTATTCGCTGGTCTTAGATAATTAGCACACAAACCAACACCACCCTCTGTTTTTAATGTTAATGTAAAATTCTTTAAAGATTCAAGTATACCTTCTAAAGAATCTGGGTTTTTAACTGTAGGTGAAATAAAACAATTAAATAACGTTAAACCATTTTCTGGTACACCGATATTAGAATTTATTCTTCCACCAAATAAAATTTTAAAACTATGTAAAGCATCAAATAATTTTTTTCTTAATTCTAACTCACTGTCTCTAAAAAATACATTACTAGACAATCTTTCACAAAAACCTTTGAATGTTTCATTTTTATATTGATATTTGGATCCCCAAATTTGTTTTTGAAATACATCAATGAACATATATACTACCTCCAACCAGTTCAGAATTTTAATACCTATCTACCAGTAGATCCAAATCCACCATCACCACGTACTGTATCATCTAAATCATCCACAACTTCAAACGTAACATAGATACTTTTTCTAAGAGACATCTGAGCATATCTATCACCGCTTTGTATAGTAACTATATCATCACTAATGTTTTTCATATAAACACATATTTCTCCTCTATAATCACTGTCTATAACACCAGGAGAATTTAAAATAATTAGTTGTTTTTTACAAGCCAATCCACTTCTAGGCATAACACGAACTTCATATCCTGTAGGAATAGCTATTGATAAACCACTATGTACACAAGCCACCTCATTCGGACGTATATCTAAATCTTTAACAGCATATAAATCTAAACAAGCCGCGCCCTCTGATCCATATGTAGGAATAACGGCTGATTCATCTAACTTTTTTATTTTTATATTCATATATCAAGCATCCTTTTATTTTTTTAATTTTTTGTAACATATAATATTTATCCCTTCACCCAATGATCTTCCACACCAGCTTCGGCTTCCATTTTCACTAAATCAAAAAAACTATCAAACCCATCTTTAACTGACTGCTCAACTATTAATTTTAATTCGTTAACTTGATCATCACGGGCTTCTACTATAACCTCATCATGAACAGTTAATAATAATTTAGCGTCATACCCCTTTATTCTCTCCAATACATAAACCATAGCTTGTTTAATTGCATCAGCATTTGCAGCCTGAATAGGCATATTTTTACCCTGTCTTTCAACAGCACCTCTAGCAGTTTTAAATGTTGGATCAGAAGGATCAGGTAAAGCATAATATCTACGCCTACCACTAATCGACGTTGAGTATCTATTTCTTACAGCATTTCTACCAGAATCCTCTAGAAATCTCTTAACGCCTGGATACTGCTTAAAATAATTATCTATCATAAGCTTTGCTTCTTCTTTAGAAATACCAAGTCGCAAAGACAGACCATGTTCTGATAATCCGTATGCTAATCCAAATGATATAGGCTTAGAATTATTCCTATAGTTTCTCTTATTTGGATCATCGTCATCAAGTTTTTTATCAGCAACAACCGCGTCTTCAGATATGTTATAAATACCAGCTGCTGATATTGTATGTAAATCCCCACCTTCATTAAATATTTTAATCCATAAAGGGTCTTTTGATAAATTGGCAATAATACGAAGTTCAGCAGCACTCATATCACATGTAATTAGTTTATAACCAGGTCTTGCTATAAAACAAGATCTATATTTCTGTTGTTTTGGAATGTTTTGTAAATTAGGATTGGACGAACTCATTCTACCAGTATCTACCATCTGTCTAAATTGAGTATGCAATCTACCAGTAACAGGATGTATACGGTCTATCATAGGCTCGCCGTATGTGGTTATGAACTTCTCATATTTTCTGTAATCCAATAGTAACTTTACCACTGGATGTTTCTTATGTTTATTTAATTCTTTAACATCAGTACTTTCTACATACACACCTAGTTTTCTTAAACCTTGTGTAACTTGAATAGGACTACCTAAATTAAGTAATGACACACCAAATAGTGTTGTTTGATCAATAGTGCTCTCAAATACATCATTTAATTGTATTCTTAACATGTTTCTTTCCGAAACTTTTTCATCTATAATACCAAGCCATTGTGGAATATCCAATAACATACCATTTAATTCCATTTCAGCTAGAGGTTTTATAAAATCAAATTCTAACTTTGCTGCTCTCATTAAGCCATCACTCTGTAACTTTGGAAGTTGAGCATTAAAAATATCTCTTAGAACACTTACATCATTAGCAGCGTATCGTAATTGATAGTCTTTATACTCTTGATTGTAATCAGAAAATGATGTTGCTGTATCTTTCGGCATGTTCATATGTAAATATTTGGCTACTAAATGACCAAGACTTGCTTTAGGATGTAAACCTAAATACAATAGTTGTTCGGCTAACATAGTATCGTAAATACGATTTAGTTCTATACCAAAATTAACTTTTAGTACTTTATAATCATACACCACATTCTGTAGTAGTTTTAATTGTTTATCCCCCTCTAAAATATCTTTAAATATTTTAGCATCTACTCTACCTTCCCTTACATCAAATACAAATGCTTTGCCTAAAACACCTATTTGTAATAAAACAGTTTTAGCTATAAAAGGATCTAATGACGTGTCTTCAGTATCCACCTCTATAATGTCATACTTTTCTATTTCTGGCAATAACCTAATAGCATCTTCAGTGTTAGTTATATACTCATAATTTGGAGTTGGTAATTCAGGCATGTTACTGTTATTTTTTGATAATCCCATTATTGTAATATGTCCTTTCCAAAATGTATAATATTATAGCATCTAAATAACCTAACTAAGATTAAATGTTCTGGTTTAGGTCCATAATATAACTCACTAATAATTTCTACACACCGAGCAAATTTAAAAGCATCATCTAAAGATTTAGCGTGTTTAAAACACCCAGATAAAAAACCATTAGCAACTATTCTAATAGTTTCAACAGGTATCTTTTTACAAAGTGTAAGGAACGTGTCTTGCACATTTATCCAGTTACCACCTTTTTTATTTACTAACATTTTACACATATCAAAAACTTCTTGCTGGTCTAACTCAATACCTATACTTAAAATAAATCTAGCACCTTCATCCGACCATGTACCTTCAGCTTCTATTTGTTGTAAAAAAGACAATGCTATTCTGGGAGTACCATCACATTCCTCTGTTATTTTGTGTAATATTGACTCCTTATACGGCATACCTTCAAATTGAGCAACCTGTTCTAATAATTTATAAATACTCTTAGGTTCAAGTCTACTAAATTGAATTGGTTTACATCTCTGTCTAGTTACTTCCTTTAATTTCTGTGATTCATTAGTACATAAAATAACATAAACATGAGCAGGTGTATCTTCTAAAAATTTTAAAAGTGCATCCTCAGCAGGACCACTCAATCTATGTGCTTCATCGATAATTAATACTCTTACCCTATCACTACCAAAAGGAGCTGAAGGTAAATCGTTAAGCGCCTTTCTAACTACATCAACATTACCAGCTCGAGCTCCATCAAGTTCTAATACTGATAAACTGTTCAACGCTATAGTACTCTTACACGTAGCACAAACACAACACGGGTTAGGAGTAACCCCTGTTTCACAATTAAGACCTAATGATACTATACGAGCAAAAGTTGTCTTCCCACATCCAGCGGGACCAGTAAATAAAGAAGCATGTGGTAATGTAGCTTTCTCCAAAAATCCAGTTACCATACGTTTAATACGATCATGACCAAAAATCTCATCTATTCTATATGGTCTGTATGCTACATTTAAATCCCCATTTCTTCTCTTATTAATAAATACATCATCATCAATCATACATAATTCTCCAATCACGCTATATAAGTGCGTAAACTAAATTTGATTACACATATATTATAGAATAAAATACCCTATTTGCTAGGGTATTTTACTAATTAAATTGTTCTTTTTTATTAGTCCAATATTATATTGTAATAAGTCCAATAATTCCGTGAATATACCTTTTCCACCCCCCAATAAAAATGGAGCCCACGCTAAATCTCTCAAATATTCTCCAGCATCATCTGGGCACATTGAATAAGGTATAAACTTAATACATTTTCGATCAGATATTTTTGAACCTATGTAAATGGTTTCATCAGGAGTAACTCCATATTTTCGTAGCACCTCTATTAATGCAGTATACTTACCTTTTTCACCTTTACCCCAATAAAATGGTATATTTTTACGTTTACATAAATTATAATTAATCTTATTATCATCACAAATAAATACCACTTTATAATATTTTTTTATTTCATTAATTGCTAAAAAATCCTTTTGATTAAATACTTTATACAAAGTATTACCTATTTCATCCTCTGCATATGTACCATCAGTAAGTACGCCATCAACTTCTGCTACTATCAATTTCATAACTCTATCAAAAATCATTTCCATTTTGTTTACCGCCTCTTATAATGAGTATATTTGATTTTTTATTTCAGGTATATTTAATTCGCCACATAAAGCCTTTACAGTTGACATAGTTCTATCTATTTCTACTGACGCTTCAACTGGTTGTATGATAGCCCCAACCTTGTAATGATCACTAATCATAGACACAAGATCAAACTTACTAACCCTGTTAGGGGAAACTACATGATAGACACCCTCTTCATACAAACTCATGGATATAATGTCATCACACACTTTAGCATATTGAAGAGTAGTAATACCATTCCACATATGATTAGTAAACCCATTAATCTCTTTGCTCTGCTGTTGTCTAACCCACTCAACTAAACTTACAAACCCATGCAGTTCAGGTCCTATAATACTTGTTCTTAAAACCATACAATTACTTGGCTCACCTAATGATTTAGATTTACCATAATTATCTAGGGCGTCATGAATATCATTTTCATTATAATTACCAGTAGCCCCTGAAAAAACACAATCAGTAGTTATATGAATGACATTTTTAAATTTTTCTGCCAGTAAATGTGGAAAATAAGCATTAACATATATTGATTTTTTAATATCTTTATCCATATAAGGTTTTATAGTTCCAATACAATTTAAATAGTAATCAGCATCTGTGGGTATATTATCCCAACTACTATTATCTAATGGATCAAACATAAAACTAGACATGTCTTCAAATTTAGGATCTCTAATTGAAAATCTAACATCATAACCAGCATTAATTAAATAACGTACTACCATACTACCTAACATTCCAGAACCACCTAACACTACTATTTTTTTCATTATCTATAATCCTCCTGCCATATATTCCATTTATCATAATCAAATCTATAATCATCGCCTTGTGTTTCTTCTAAGGTTGATGTAGTAAAAAATTGGATTTTAGTATTGTCTCTCAAAGACATAAATCCGTTACCATAACCTGGTGGAATCCAAAGCACACGTGGTATCTCTTCGCACAAAACAAACTTCTGAGGAACAGCACCCTCTTTTTCAAATTCTATTGCACCTATTAAAGCAGCACCACTAACTACAAATACATATTTACCTTCTAGCTTATGGCAATGCCATGCTCTAATAAATCCTCTTCTATGGTTTTCAACTTGATAAAACCTTTTTACTCCCTCAAAATTAAAATCATTAACGAACTTAACAGTTCCTCTGTCGTCCGCTGCAACTTTTCCTTCCATTAATTTAATATTACTCATTTATATCTTCTCCTTTAAATACATAGCGTTAGAGTAAACAGGATCACTGTAGTCTACAATTCTGCCCTCTTTAATTGTATTATGTATTTCCATAATACCGTGTTCTAATGAGTATATTGGCTTCCAACCATGCTTATTAAACTTATCAGCTATAACTTTATAATTTCTAGCATCCTGAAAACTAATATCAGTATGAACTATATCAGATCCAGGTACAAGTTTTATTATCTCATCTGCAAGTTCTCTAATAGTATAATTACCCTCTGAAAGATTATAAAGACCAACTATATCGTAATCTAAACAATAAGCCACAGCAGTTGATACGTCTTTAACATGTAGAAGTGGTCTCCACTGTTCACCACCAAAAACTGTAAGTGGTTGATTGTTAGTAGCTTTTAAAGTAAGTATATTAACTACTAGATCCAACCTAAGCCTTGAAAACTCATCGCCTAATCCATATAATGTACCAAGTCTAAAAATTAAATGGTCTGCATGATTATTAACAATATACTGCTCAGCTTTCCATTTAGTTTCAGCATACTCTGAAAGTGGATTAGGTGGAGCTGTTTCATCTATTAAGTCATTATTCATACCGTATATTGAACAAGTACTCATAAACACTATTTTACCTTCATAAGTATCAACTAACCATTTAACACTTTCATAATTCAATAAATCAGTAAGTTGTGGATTAATAGCACACGCACCATCTCCAACAAGAGCAGCTAACCACACCACTATATCAAAATCATTAATTATACTAGCAAGCTTATCTTGTTCTCTGATATCACCATAGATAAAATCAACATTTTTTAAAAATCTACTTTCATACATTAGGTTGTCATAAACAACGACATGATAACCAATAGATATTAAATAGTCCACCATAAAACCACCAACATATCCGCACCCACCAACTATCAAAACACTACCTTTATTCATAACTTAAAGACCTCCTATCGCATTTTCTATTAATTATTGATATTCCTGTTTCTAAAATTGGTAAAACAATAAAATTTAATTCATCATACCCATCCATTAAATCCATCAGTCTGTAACCATCACCACAATATCCTGGTAATGTATATTCTTTTGAAATAGGATCAGTATCGTGAATAAGTATTATACCACCTTTATTTAATATTTGTAATGAATTATTAAAATCACTCTTTGCGGATTCAAATTTATGATCAGCATCTATAAAAATCATATCAAATGTTTTTGTATTTTGTTTAAAGAATTCATCAGTAGTTCCTAAAAAAAATTCTCCTTTAATAGATACTGGAACTATATCAACCCCTACACACAATGGAACAACGCTACTAATACTATTGATATTATTACCAATATATATACCAAGTTCAAGATAAGATTCACAACCAATCGACTTTGCTAAATGAAATACAATAGATGAATGATCATAACCCTTACCTTTTAAAAGCTCTAGGTCTATCAACATGAGTCTCCTTGTTTAAACATAATATAACATTTTTCTAATCAATAATCCTTCAGCATAACTGTTATCAAAATCAGTTATCAATGAAGCCCAGTACGATTCACGTCGTCTAATTATATCCACATTAATAGCGTTTAATTCTATCTGTGATTTAAAACACTCCAAAAGTTTTTGTTTAAAATCAAAAGATATAATACTAAAAACATTAGGTAAAAAGTTATATGAAGTACCACTATTATAAAGAACTACTTGAATATTCAATTTTCTACCTACAGATTGACCAATATAAGAACACTTTCTATGAGCTTGATGTGTGTCTAACTCAAACATTGTATAAACTACATCAACATTTAACTTATCTAACTCACCAACAATATATGAAATATAATCATTTGTTTTAAATATCATCAGTTGATTACTTTCTATACTTAATATACGTAAAGAGGCTAGTTGTTCTTGATATCGTGTATCAATATCACCAGTCTTGTGTTCATCAGCATCGGTAACCACTATAAAAACTTCATCACCAGCTTCTATATGTTTTAATAAAGTACCACCAACTCCTATTTCAACATCATCATAATGCGCTCCTAACGCTAATATTCTTCTCATTAAAAGTTCCATCCTTTATCATAAGATTTAAATATCTTAGCTGGAGAACCCATATAAATACCAGGTTCAATTATATCAGATACTACATTCGACCCCATACCAACAATAACATCATCGCATATAATAACACCGTTCCTAATCACAGCACCTAATCCAATCATACAATTTCTACCTATTTTAACTGACCCACCAACTATAGCGCCAAGTGCTATTACAGAATCTTGCCCTATTAAACTATTATGTCCAATATTTACATGTGAATCTATTTTTACACCGCGCTTTATTGTAGTAGATCCAAACACGGCCCTTTGTAAAGTAGCAAGAGCCAACACCATAACATCATCTTCTAATACTACATTACCTATATGTTTAAGTTGAACTCTACTACCATCCGGAGCTTTAGTAACATGCATACCTTCTACACCTAATACAGCTGTACTATGAATAGAACAATTATGTCCGATTACATTTTCTGGTAAAATAAAATCTTCGTGTAAAATATTATGAATCATAGTAAAAGTATAGTCTACATTCTCTACAAACTCATAACACCACCCAGATGGAATATCTTTAATTCCTTTAGGGACAAGTACAACTACATCCTTATGGTCTCCCAAATTTAAATACCTACTATGCCTAACAAACGTTATACAACCATCACTTAAATTGTTAATAGGGCAAGTTTTTCTATAACTAGGGTGTCTTAATAATATTTCATTATACATTATAGTTTAGTTCCTCTATTAAATTAACCCATTCAGTTTTACAAGAGTCTTTATCAAACTTATTCTTCAATAAAAATTCTCTAGGAGAAAACTCCTCTTTGTGATTCTTAATATACTCAATACATTCTAAATAATTATTATCTGATTCTTTAAGCCCCCATTCACCACTTGGTACATTATATAATGCACCGCTATTTGCAGTGATAATTGGCAACCCACACGCACCTGCCTCAATAGACGCTAAATGTTGTGTTTCTCCAGGAGAAGCGCATATCAACATCTCACAGCTATTATAAATTCTAACTAATGTTTCATGATCAACCCTATTAAATACACTAACTCTTGGGTGATCCATTTTAAAATCATCTTTCATGACTAAACAAAAATTGTAATTAGTAGTTTCTACTAAATCTAATATTATATCAATTCGTTTTCCAACAACATTATAGTTACCTACAAATAGAATACTGTTGGGTAATACATCTTCATGCTTATTAGATGATTTATTAAATAAATTAAAATCAGTACCCAATGGTATTACTTTTATATCACATTCAGTAATATCATTTTTATATTTACTATAAGTAAAATTGGAATTAAAAACTGTAACATCACTACTATTACACACATCTTTTTGTTGTGTTCTTTCATCGTAACAATCTTGTAATAAACACACTTGTTTACATGGTATATTTAATCTTCTAAAAAAAGTAGCGTTTCTTATTATATAAGATGGGGCGCCTTCCACCTTAACATGACCTTCTACTTTATTAGCTATTATATCAAAATTAGTATACCCATTAGTTTTATCTTTTAACTCCGGCAACCACTCTAATAAATCATGCCAAAATGTTTTTGTTCCTGGAATACAAGTTAAGCAATCATTTACAAGCCATCCTGTTGACATGTATATCTCCTATTTAAAGATTATTATATAAATCAATATATTTTTGTGTTACTATTCTATAGTCATAAAGCCTATCAGCCTTATCTTTAACATACTTACTATAATCTATGTATGCCTGTTCATCGTTCATTAAATTAGACATACGTTTACTATATACATTTATATCATCAGCACATACATAAGTCTCTGAATATTTTCTTAATAATTCTTTTTGAGCTTGTGGCCAATCAGAACCTAAGTGTGATACAACTGGTTTACTATGTATCATAGCCTCAGCTATAGTATTACCGAATGTTTCACCCAAACCATTACTATGACATAGAACATCTATTGTATTATATAGTTTATCTAAAATCAAATCATCTAATGTAGCATCTATAAACTTAAGATTTCTAAGTCCTAACCTATCTACAGCATTAGTTACCAATGAATGAGGCGCAATATATAAAAAATAATTATCAGCATTTTCTATTAATTTAAAAGCACCTAAAGCAGTATAGGAATATATATCAGCACCAGGCCTACCGAAACTACCAAATACAAATTTACCGTCTAAATTAAATTCTGATCTGAAATCATCATCAGTTAATTTACACATTATAGGATTAGGTATAACTGTATATGGCACGGATATACTTCTAGTTTTTATCATTTCATATGAAGGAAATACTCTAATATCAGCTTTAGTTTTTAAGTTACCATGAAAATTTGTTTCAACTATTTTAAAATCAGTTGTAATATTCTCCAAGTTTTGTATTAACCATAAATCATCACCACTTCTGTGTGTGTTCAATAACGATAAACCGTGATTATTAAGTTCACTAGCATCATTTATTTTTATCATAGGCACACCAAGTGAACTAATCTGATCATATCTAGAAAGTATTGGTCCTCTAACTTGAGATGATCCTTTGGGAAATGAATAGTCACTGTAAAACACCTTCACATCAATACCTACTTCCACTAAACCTTTAGTAAGACAGTAAGATGCTCTATCAGCACCACCTATTCCAAAACTTAAAAATTGCCCAACTAGCATAGTCTACCCCAGTCATCATTTTTTCCATATTTTTGATCTCTCGTATTATTATACAACGACAAGTTAGTATTGTTATCATTACTAACGGATGGATGATCTATATGTATCGCCACAAAATCATCATACCATACTACATCACTATTAACATATTCAAGCACCCTATCTCTAAAATCTGTATCATCATAACCAGTGCCATTCACAAAAATTTCGTTAAATCCACCTAACTCATAGTAAGTTTTTCTAGTACAAGCAGATAAAAAATTAAAACAATCATTCTTTATTTCACTGTGTGTATACCAAGACCCCATATTATTGTTAAATGAAACACCATTACATCCTAGATAGGTATAAAAAGTATACTTTATAGTATTGATTAAATCATATTTATGTTTTAATTCCATATCTGGCTTTAATAAACTATCATTAATACTACTTTCAGTAGTACAAAATACTGAAAACTGTAAGTAATTATTATCAGTGATATCAGAAAAACTATTACTAATATCAAATATATTACAAGTGTGGAATATTTCAGGAGATGATAGTAATATGACATCACCATCAGATTCCCTTACTCCAACATTTACAGGATAACAAGGATTAATTCCCTTCTTATTTTCTATTCGTATAACCTTAATGTTAAGTTCATTATATTTAGTCACAAAATTCTCAACCCTATGTTGCTCATCAGATTTATCATCAACAATTACTATTTGAAAATCATCTCTATCAGCATATAGATACTCAAAACTATCAAGTGTAACCTGTAAATAGTTTTTACGGTTATAATATGGTAATATAAGTGAAACACTTTTACTCATCTTTTTCACCCTCCTGGATGTGATATACCTGTGAATCAAATACTGTGATATGGTTCATATTAAATATTTTTTTCAATACATTATGGAAATAATAATCATCACCACTCATTATCACGCCACCAACCAATGAACCAGCTCTACCATCAGCATATATATTACCTTCAGGATAGCCACCACTCTCTACAAACCGATCTTTACTAATAACGCAGGGCATATATAGCCCACCATCAGATAACGCATCCTTACGCGTTTTAGACGCATAAGTATACCATCCATCATAGTTTATGTCATCAGCTTTTCTACCAAAATTCATATCCCCAATGGCATGCTGACCACTTAACATCTTACCACTCTCTATTAATCTACTACAAGGTATATTTGTACCATCGTGATGCTTCAAAAGATTAGCCAACCAACCATCACTAAATACCATATCTGAATTTACAAAACAAACATTGTCATACACACTTGAACTACCAGCATAGTTCCAACATCTGTATACTCTATTTAAATAATAGTCATTAGATTTTGAATCATTATATATAGAGTAATCAAGTCCACACACCTTTAATGCTTCTAAGACCCCATCAGTAGCGTCATTAGCTACTATACGTAAGCCAACATCCCACCCATCAACTTTACAATAGTCTTTCTTTAACTCTGACACTATTAAATCCAAATATTGTGTTGATTTATATATTAACGATATGATTTCTATATTCTTATTTATCATATTATCCCTCTTTAAGTACACCACATGAATAACGCATAAAAGCAGTAGGATTAGTCTTAAAGTCAACCCCATCGTGTTTATAAACCACATCTAACCCGGCTTCACTAAACATTCTTTCACAATCATCAACCATATATATTCTATTGTAGTCAACATCTACTGGTGATTCAGTAGTAACGTTCATATGATGAATAAATACTCCTGTATCTTTTAATAATCTTTTAGTCTCCCTCAAATAATGTTCCGTTACAGATCTATCTGTGTGAATAAAAACAGCGGTAGAAAAAATCATATCATACTTATTATCTGAAAGTTTAGATAAATCAGAGTTAGGCACACACATCAAGTTCATATTATTAATACCACAATAAGAAATAGCCTCATTGCCCTTATCTATTATATGAGAGGAAATATCAACACCATCGTATTGGTTAACAAACGGAGCCAGCATAGATCCAAAACCGCCATAACCACATCCTATTTCTAATATAGTCCAATTATGTCCTTCTGTTTCTATATTTCTAAAACACCCATTACTGTTATGGGGTGCTCCCCACAAACCATCTTTAAGACCCATACTTATTAAACATTCTTCACAATCAGGGTGCTTAAATTTACCATATCTACTATTAATGTCTTTTGCGTAATCAGATCCGCAATCAAAATAAGTATCTGTTGCATGCGTAGACTTCCAAAAATCACTCATATTGTTAGTTTCCATTATAAATTTCCCTTATTTTCTTTTTTTCTGTAGGTAATACTGTATCTGTTATAGTAAACCATTCTGGTAGAATATCAGCCGCTAACTCTTCTACGTCTAATATTGATTCATCTAATAGCCTATCTAAAGAAAAACCGTCTTGGCCATTAGCTTTATAAATGTTGAACTTTGTTATAATTTGGTAGTCCGTAGCGAATCCCCTATGGACAAGTGTAAATGGCAACATTCGAACACGATTAATGTTATTTGGATATTCTCTACTATGTAATCCAGTAGTCCTTGGAAAAAATATATTTTTTGTAAATCTCCATAAAGCACACACACCGTTTTCATCCAACCAATTATAGAGACTATCTTTTCTCCAGTATATATCACTTCTCCACAAATTTTTATGTCCAAATAAATACCCCTGACAGTTATCATCTTTTAAAGACATACACAAATCTCTAAATACTTGACCATAGTTAATTAATAATCTACCATCTAACAATGTATCACCGTCCATCCAAAATATCCAATCTGTATCAGGTTGTTCAACTTTTATTTTTTCTAGAAGTTCACCTTTACATATTATCTCATCTTTAAAACGGTTAACATTTGATTTTATAGTAAAGACATTATCAAATTCAGAGTAGTAATCCAAACTCCCATCTGTAGAATTTTGATCATATATGTATATATAATCACAAACAGTTAACATACACTTAAACCAATTTTCCAAATTACCTTTTTCAAGCTCATTTCTAAGCTGAGCGAACCCTATAATTTTCATCTATTCATTCTCCCCATTAAAGAAAAAATATGGATATTTTTCAATAAACTTATCTATACATATGGGAGACATATCAGATAATTTTATATCGACTATAGCTTTCTGTGCATAATAGTCAGTTCTATTCCATAGATCTTTCTGTGTTTTCATTTTTTGGCTTATATCCTCTACACTACCAGTACCATTAATTATTAAATGAGATTCTGCTATATTCTCTACTTTTTCCTTTATTCTTTCAGCCCCTCCCATAAAACTATAATGCCAACCACCGTTTGGAACAGCATTATATCCAGTACCGCGAGCTAAATTTCTAAGAGACTGTGGATAATCATAACTTTTATAAGTTGCCATTATGGAACCCCACCAAGGGCTTCTTTGTAAACAATTAACATAATAGTAAAATAAGTATTGTGTCATTGTAACAGGATCATATGAATCTAAATAAGATTTTATGGTATTGGGATTAGGAATTTCGTCTACATCTGATATAATAATCTTATCTCCACTTACAGCCACACCATCTAAGCCACGTTCTATACAATTACGTTGAAAATTTTCTGCTACCCATATATCATCTATCGAATAGTCAGGTAAGTCTTCAACCTTAACATATATTATTTTGTCAAGATAAGGAGTAAACTTATCCCTGTTCTGCTCAAATATAAACTCTTTAGATTTACCAGTATGTGTCTTATTAGCTTCTACTATAACAAAATAATCAACTAAATCATCCAGTACCATTAATCTCAAGTCTAGTAACTCTAACTCATTAAAAAATTTGAAGCAGTCGAATATTTTCATAAAATCTCCTTCAAAATGGTACATATTTTATCTGACGTTGTTCCATCGCCTAGCCAAGAACTATCTATTGGAAAATGATTTACCAACCACGTCATTGTTCTATCAACGTCACCGTTTTTCATTACATACAAAGGTGATGAACAACTGTACTTATACGATTGTGGTCGTTCAGTATAATCTCTTGGAACAATAACAGATACATCCAATAACGCAGGTTCTTCAGCAGCTGTACCAGAATCAGAAAAGCAAAATAAACTATGATATTGAGCTTTCAAAAAATCCTTGTACGACATCAAATCTATAAATTGAATATCATATGTATTGATATTATATAATTTAATAGCTTCCATTGTTCTACCAAACTTTAGTGCTCTAACAGGAACACCAAAATGATTTGAATAGTCATTAGCAGCAGAAAAAATGTTTACCATCCTATCTTTATATTTAAAATTTTCAGGTCTATGTATGTCCATCAATATAAAATCTTTAGATCTAGTCACATTAACTATTTCATTTTTAAATTTATTACATACTTCTACTATTGTATTTCCAACAACATAGATATTTTTATTAGGTAAATTCTCTTTAACTAAATTCAATTTATAATCCTCATGATAAACAAAATGAATATCACTACAATGATCACATACTGTTCTATTTATTTCTTCCAGCATCCTCTTATCATAAGAGCGCATACCTGCTTCACAATGAATATTTTTTACTGTATCACCATATTCTTTTTTAAGTGTCATAGCTGACGCTACAGAATTACTGTCACCAAGAAAAAAGAACGCATCTGGTTTTAATCCTTCAGCATTTATTAGATCTATAATTCTAGACCCCATCATACCCGAAAGTTCATGATGTGTTTTAAACTCTTTACCCATATTTAAATTAAAATCTGGCTTTCTAATAGTAAGATCATTAAAAAACACACCAGATAACATCTCATCAAAATGCTGTCCTGTGTGTAAAATATAATGATTAAACTCTTGATCAAGTTTTTTAAATACTTCAGACATACGAATAAAATCTGGTCTAATACCCACTACACTAATAATAGTTTTCATATTATAAAATTCCCCATTCTTTTCCAGCATTTCTTATTATTACATCTTTTCGTTCCTCATATAGTTTCTTATTATAATCATATCTAATTTTTCTTTCAGATGTCATTGGTAATCTATTATGCCATAGATGTATTATTTTAGCTGGAGTTTCTACGTGATTACAACCATTTTTAATAAGTCTATCAACAAAATCATTGTCGTCAAAATCAGTACCAGTAAAATCTTCATCATACCCACCTATGTCTATAAAAGCATTTCGTTTCATTGCCATAAAAAATGGAAGTCTTACATTATCTAATTTTGGTTGTCTGTCATATTCATACATTTCAAAATTACCATTAGTTAATTCAACATGACGAAGAAAACTACCGTTATCATCCTTACCTTGTGGTATTGCTATTATTTTATCAGCATCTTCTCCGTGTAAAACACTAGTTATAAGATCTATACTACTATTGGCATGAAACATCTCAGCACAACACAAAATAATAATATCACCACTACTTTGTTTAACACCTATGTTTATAGCATATCCAGGTATTCTCCATATAAAGTTACCTATTTTATTTCTTTGTCCAGTAAATATATATTTTAAATTCAATCTATCCTTGTATTGATAACATATATCAGCTGTCGCATCCTCTAAACCATCATTAAGAACAATAACCTCAACATCACTTATTATAAATTGGTTCACCAATGAAAGTAAATTCCATTTTAGTAAATTATGTCTATTAAATGATGGTATAATTACAGAAATATCCATTATTCTATCCTCAGTGACCCATCCCATGTATCGAGATTAGGATCAAATGTATGGTAATCATTATACAAACCATCCAACTTACTAAGCATGTCTGGATCAAAAATATGTTTCTCTAAAAACTCAAGTCTATCTTCAAATGAATCTATACCTATAGGAAATTTACCATGCCTATTAAACCCACAAAAACCAATATGTAATAGCCTGAAACAAAGGGATGAATAAGCATGCATATCTTCTTTAAATGAAGCATAATCTACCAATCTATTCATCACACCGTCCCAGTCTAAATGAGACATATTATTGATGTCGTATTTAGCTATTGGGTTATGCTCATTAAGTTTATTTATATCTTTAATTGTTCCTGCCCAATTATTATAATAACCTACATTAGCATAATTAGATAGATACCTATTAAAAAAATCATTACTAATTATTGTTCCTGGCCCACAAGAATAATCAGATTGTTTAAGTATGGTTGGATCTCCAGCTGGACTATATCCCCACGTTGTTATTACAGAATATTTAGTATCTTTCACTAACTCATGCGCTTTTCTAACGTATTCAAAATATGTTTTATGTAAAATAACATCGTCTTCCATGTTTATAATAAAGTCTGGGGACATTTCAGAAGCTGTTTTTAAACCTTCCATGATATTAGCACACACATAATGGCGCTGTGGTCTCATAATAATACGGTGCTTAAAAGGATAGGCATTTATAACCTCAATGCATTTAGGATAAGCGCCAAAATCAACTACAAAAATAGTAAAGTAGTCATCATCAAAATGTTCTCTTGCTATCTGTTCATATTTTATAGATAACTGTAACATTTCAGGTTTATTAAAAACAGTACGCAATAACACATTCATACTAATTAAGCCTCCTTTAACACAACTATCTCAAAATTAGAATAAATTTCATTATATTCTATGGTTTTTAAATTAAACTTACTACATATTGCACTTAACCATTTTTGATCAAATATAACATAATGAAAATTTTCTTTATATTCTTGACCACCAAAAAGGTGCCATGAAATAAATTCAGCATTTTGTTCACGTGTGTAAGTAGATGTCATCCATTTTAAACTAGGAGTGCGTATTTTCATACGACCATCTACTTTGAGCACACGTGCCCACTCCTCAATTAAGCCGTGAGTTTCCATTACAGGAAAATGCTCAATTATATCAGATGCCAGTATTCTGTCAAAGTAATTATCATCAAACGGTAACTGCCTAACATCACATACCATATCAACCCCAGGTAATGGTCTTATATCTATATTTATACACTTAAAATTATTAATACTACTTAACGACTTTTCACCACATCCAACATTCAACGATACACCCATTCGATCATTCTCCTGTAAAGTGTTTTTATAATTATATTATAGAATAAAACACAAGTTTTGCTAGATAGTTTTACATATCACGTATAATATTAATCATCTTACTTCCTACTTTATCCCATGTAAGATTGTTTTCTATGAAAGTCTTTATTGATTTACCTTTTTCTAGTGCATCATGTCTATCATTATAAACATGCCTCATCTTTAAAGAAGCATCTAGACAATCAGGTTCAGCCCATAGTTGATTTCCACTATACCAGGGAGACCAATTCATTCCACTAACAGGTGTCATAGTGTGATTAACTAGATAACTGTTATCAGGTTTAGCATATTCAAGAGCACCGCCGATACCAGTAACTATAATAGGTTTACCAATAGCACCAGCTTCAAATCCACACAAACCAAATCCTTCACCACGATCCAAACTAACAAAACAATCACCTGCTTTATGTAAACCAAGTACTTCATCTCTACTTAACATATCTAACACTAAGTAAATAGGTGGATAATGTTCCATAGGAGTAACTTGTTTCAAACGTTTAATGGTATTTCTTATAGCATCTTTTTCTTTGTCATCAAAATTACTACGATAGGTCTTAAGTATTAAAGCCACGTTTTCTTTGTTTTGAAAAGCATACCAATATGACTTAATCAAAGCTATAGGATGCTTACGTTCAGTAAACTGAAACACACTATAAAATTTATAAGCATCCTTCTTTATACCGGCTATATTATAGGGTTCACTTTCATCAAAAGCAGATAAATCTATACCATGTGGAACTGAATGTACTGGTATAGTAACTCCTGATTTCTTACAAACACCCACAGTCCAATCAGAACTAACCATAGCCAAATCGTATTTATTTATCCACCCAGGCCAATCTTTATGTAACTTATCAGTCTCCCACACTGTATAGCCAACATTAACTTTACCTGGCTCATGGTGTTTCTCCCACCATTCTGGTGTAAGATGTGTTATAACTACATTATAGTCTATCTTCTTATCTTGTAGTCCAAATAATATCTCACTGTCTGAACCCAAATTTGGAGTAGCTGATTCAAATGAAACTGGACTAACAGTTATTGGAATACCCATTTTATGTAAAGCTAGTACATAACCTCTTGATGCTTGTCCATAACCTGAGCCATCAAATAACGGCGATATATATTTTATACCTTTAATTTCCATACTAATACCTCCTAAAATTCTTCGGTATCTATTGTTTTAGTTTCCGAACTATTGTCTACTTCTTTTACTTCGTCAATGGAATCAACCACTTCATCAAAAAGTTTAACCCATTTAGAGGCTATAGTCTTACTCCAATCCATTTCGTTAACTACCCACTTATAAGCAGTCTCAACCTTAGCAGCAGCCTCATCTTTATTATTGTAAACATGCACAAGTTTTTTTACCATGTCATCTACATCAGTTAATGGTCGCATAACTTCATTATCATGAGGAATAGTTGTCCATAAACTAGCATTAGTACCACTATTAAATAAATAACCACGTTCATCGGTTATGAACTCAGTCATAGCAGTATTTCTAGGCATAACTACTGATGTTTTAGACGCCATAGCCTCTATCCAAGACAAACCGAATCCCTCTCCGAGGGTAGTACTAACAACCACATCACTAGCATTATACAGCGCATTAACTATTTCTCGTGGATATCCTTGATTAGGCCCAAAGTTCTGTGGAAATATAACATCCTTTGTTATATCCAATCCCATCTGTTTACATACTTCTGGAAGATCCCATCCCTGATCTTGCATAGCCATATGTAAATATAAAAGTGAATCCGGTACCTGTTTTCTAAACTCTTTAAACGCCATTATAGTTCTCGGTATATCTTTTCTCTGTTGATTTCTATTTAAATTAGTAACTATGAATTTGTCAGCTTCAGACTTAAAGTATTCTTTTCTAAAAGCTTCAGCCTCATGTTTTGGTAGTGGAAAAAACTCTTTAGTATTAACACCATGTGGAATAACTAACATGTCTTCTCTACCTGGCAAAGACTTAAGAGATTCCTCTTTACCGAACTCTGAATAAGCTACTAATTTATCAGCGTCAGAAATATTTTCTCCCCATTTTTCTTTTAATATAGAATCTACTGGAAAATACAGTATAGATTTTAAAGGACTCTGTTTAGATGTTTTCAAATGTTTCAAAAGTACTGGCACAAAATCCATAATAAAAGAATCCTGTAAAAGAAATAGAACATCAAAATCCATACGTGGTATCATACTAACAGCTTTCTGTCGTCCATACGGATCTTTCTGCGGGTTAGTACCAGCTGGCCATATTCTGAAAGGAAAATTATGTGGGTCTCCCCAATAGTTAATACCAAATATATCTATATCATACCTCCCAGTATTATATAAACCTTCAAAAATATTACGTGATACTGTACCAAACCCTGTAGCACATGTAGGTGAATCACAATAAGCCAAAACCTTAATTTTTCTTCCTTTTTCCATAAAAATCTCCTTTATTAAATTTAAATTATTACACTCCTAACACAAGCGTATCAAAAATTTCATATATTTTTTCTGATAAATAATCACTATCATAGTCTAATTCTATACCACTATCCGTTGTTACAATAGGAAACTCATAGGAACTAGATACCAGAGGACCATCAGTACTAAAATATCCATCCATTGTTATAATTATTGATTTTCTCATATTCATACCCCCTATTTTTCAATAGTCTTGTATGCCAAAAAAGGTGCTGTAAAACTTTTCTGAGATGAACCTAAAATAAATGCTCTTGATTCTGGATGATCACGTAAATACTCATCAACACTTTTTTTACTAACCTTAGCCATATTAATAAAGTGTTTTTTAGGTACATGTTTAGCAACAGTAGCTACATCATAGTTAGTAATACCATTTTGTCGAATATACACATGTTTATTACCACATCTTAAATCACTACCGTTTCTATCAATCTTACTCATTAAATGGGTTTTAAGTTGCTTTTCATACTCATATAATATTCGTGATTTATTTTTTATACCTACATACTCTTCAACTAACTCTTCGTCACTGTACTCATTTAAGTTTTTCTTAAAAATACTTTTATCCTTTACTAATTCCTTATAAGCCGGGCAGCTATCGTTATAATCACACCAATTACACATATCATTAATCATAGGCACAGCATCTGATTCTTTTAACTTCAACATTTCTTCGTAAACTGCCAATAGATATTTAGCAAAAATCTTACGTTCACTAACTGTTCTGTATGTATATACAGGTTCACCTCGTAAATAATCAAGAGACAATATAATTCTCTTAAAACCAGGATACTTAATACTGGCTATTAAATCATACATAGACAATTGAATATCCGCCTTTAATTCATTTTGAGTCATAAAATATTTAGACGTCTTATAGTCTACAACTAATACAGTTTCTTCATCAAGTTCTACTACTTTATCCATAGCACCTATAACTGTTACACCATCAGGAGTAGTTACATTAAATCTATCCTCAATAGTAACTATTTTACCCATATCAAAATTATCAACTCTTGATAGAACCATTTCTAAACCGTCACCATAAATTGACATATCCTGCAATCCTTCTTTAGCAGCTACTTCTCTATACATATTTTTAATACGTGCTATATCATTAGCAGTAAATTGTTCTTTTTTCATCCATATATCTCCTGCTTTTGCTAATGCCTCGTGTACAGCTATACCTAATTTAAATGATACATTACCTTTACGTGGAAAATGTAATACATAAGAATACCAATATTTAAGTTTACATGTAAGATATGACGACATACGAGTAGCCGACATGTTAAACGACTTAATTACATCATTTTCATTCATAATTTTCTCCTTTAATTTTCTCCCTCTGCTGACAATACCTCATACAAATATAATCCCTGTAATATAGAATCTGTAATATCATTACCAGTATCAAATGTATAATTCTTCAGCTTTGCTTTATATTTATTTTGTACGTAACTAAATACATCTTCCTTGGTTTTTAGTTTATAATGACTTCTAACCGTTTGAGGGCTTATGAACATAGGTTCCTTACCTGTTTCAAAAAAGCACTCTAAATTCAGAACACCTATAAATTGCATCAGTGTTTTCAAAGTCTTTACGTTCTTCAAGTACGTTTCTTCTATGACTATATGATCAGGAAAGTATACCTTAAGTAAAACGTTTGATTCACTCTTGAACCACTGCAACTTTTCCTGTAAGCGGTAACTTCTGGGTGGTACTATTTTACCAAACTCTTTTGGTTTACCGTCAAGTAAAAAAGACCATCCAGTAGATACTGAAGAAACATCAAATGATAGTATTTTACTCATTAAATTTATCAACTTCCCACGAAAAATCACATGAAGTACATTCGTACACACCAGTTTTTACTTGCGCAGCTACAGCACCACACCTAATACATTTATGTATTAACTCTCCCATAGGTGTATCATTACTAATAGCGCCTTCTGATTCAAAGACATTTTCTAGCTCACTTAATAATTCTAATACCTCTTCTTGACTAAATTTACCACCATCAATGTATAAACCATTAGCCTCTCTCCAAGAAAAACCACAACTACATGATACATAATTCACATGAACCATTTCTCCGCATACACATGGTATCTCATCGGTATACATTACGATACCAAAACTATCGCATCCTTGACATCTTAAACTACTTCTATCATCCATATTAGTTCTCCTTAATCATCTGTATTATGTTGCCAACAATTTCTATATCGTCCTCACGTATAACTATAGCTATTGGAATGAAAGCTTGGTCATCCTCTAACTTTGGATATTGAGCGGTAGCAAACAATGCCTTTGATAATGAAGGCATAAATAATACATTACCATTTTCGTCATCAACATAATCCATTATATTAAATTCTCCATCATTTTCGGAGAACATAACGTTGTCAAAATCAGCATACTTACCTCTACGTGGTAAAGTTATGGTGTAATCGTGCTCAAAAACTTTAAAAGCATAATTTCGTGCTGGTAACAACATCATAGTCGGTGTACCAATGACTTTCTTAAACTCTGTGCCCTCTTCTGTGTCCATAATTATCTCCTTTTAATTTATAATACCAATAATTGATTGTAGTTCTTTGCTATTAAGATCCCCTGGATCATGATCAGTGTATGGTAAAAACAAGGGCACAATATTTATCTTACTTTTCATATCAGATAACGCTCTCAGAGTACCATTAACACCAGCCTTATCACCATCAAATAAAACCATAACATTAAACGCTGTACTATATAACAAATGTTGTTGTCCTACAGTAATAGTACTACCCATACACGCAACTACATTTTTATAACCAGCTTTATATAAATTCCAAACTGATTTAAATCCTTCTACAACGATAAGTGTTTTAGAGTTACCCATATATTTTTTTGCTCTAAATAAATTATACAGCACCTTATCTTTATCAAACCCTTCTGTTAGTAAATACTTATAATCGTAATCGGCTTTACCTGTAATATCTCTACAACTATAAGCCATCAGTCTACTATCTTTATCCCTTATTGGAATAACATCTCTTTGAAAACCAAATTTGTCTACATAACCACCACCAATTTCGAATTCATCAAGTATTTCCTTACTAAACCCACCATTTATTTCTTCTTCAAAATATTCAGATCTAAACTTTTTAAAACTTTTTAAGTATATCTCATCGGTAAGTGCTGGTGGTATCTTTTTATTGTCAGATTGTTGTATTACTTCACGCCTATCTTTCTGCCTTTTATACTCTATATAACTATACTCATCGTGTATATTTATCCCTGTTATACTTTCCAAATAATTTACGGCTTCCATAAAAGTCATATTAAGTCTATGCTTAACCAAATCTATAACACCAAACCCAATATCTTCATGACAATGATGTGAAAAGCAAGCCCATCTTTTAGTTTCTTTGTTCATTCTAAATGCGGTTTTATTATCACCACCATGAATAATACATGGTGCTCTTACATCTTTAGATGTAATACTGGTTATCTTAAACCCTAACAAACCCAACAACTGCTCAGCATCTATAGATTCACGTAGTCTATCTAATCTATATGAGAATTCATCTCTAGAAGCTTGAGATATCGTTGTTTTTGTACGATTGTTCGTATTCTGTTTTTGTAGCTCCATTCCCACCACTATCTATTACTCCTTCTTTATCATTATATTCTGAACTATCATAATCTATAAGCTGACGTTTAGATTCATAAACAGTTAAAAGTTTTTTCTTGAATGAAAAACATATACCTTCTGGTGGAGTATGACCACCTCTACGACTTTCTTTAATCCATAATTTATACGTACCATAATCGTTATGAAACGGATTAAACTTATCTTGGATGTCATCTAACTCTGCTGGTGTCCTACGTCTAAAAAAAGATATAACATCTGCATATCTAAGTACTCTATCACTATCAGCGATATCATCCTGTCTATTAACTTGATTAGCAGCCAGCACTGGGATTTGTAACTCACCAGCTAAATCCTTTAGTGCTGTAGTAACATCACCTATTATTTGGTATTCCTTCTTATCGTTAGACGCTCCTTGTGGTGCTTTAATATAATCAAACACCGCTAGTCCTATATCTTCTTTATACTTATATTTTTTATACACCGATATTAATTTATCAACATTATAACCAGGCATATATTCATGAAATAATTTACTACCTTTTATTAACAATGAAGCCTTACATATTCTACTATACTCATCATCAGAATATCCACCATGTTTTATTCTACGCTCCTCTACACCAGATAGCATTGAAATTATTCTAGCTCGCCATTCTTCAAATGACATTTCGGTATCCACATACAACACTGGTTTACGTAAACTATACGCAACATATGAACTAATACATGACAAGAATGTACTTTTACCTTCTTTAGGTCTTGCGCATACAACAGTCAACGTACCTGGTACTAACCCATCAATACGTTTATCTAATATAGGAAAACCACTACTAATACCACAATATTCTATTGAATTTTTTCTTCGTTCCTCAATGTATTCATCCAATCCATCAGCAAGATTTTTAGGTTCTTTGACAAATTTAGACTTCATTGACAAATCCATTAAATCCGCACCAGCTCTATCCATTATATCGGACGATTTTATGTCCTCTTCCTGAGCATTAGTCTCTAATGAGTTACTGTGTTTATTCAAACAACCATGTATTTTATATTTAGTACTGGCGTCTAATGCTTTTTCAATATAATATGGTAGGTTATCATCGCTTACGTCCATATCAATAATAGCATTAACATATTCATACCCACCTATCTGTACTAATATATCATTGTCTTTTGCTTCATTTATAATTAACGGACCATCAAACAGTGACACACCTTTCTTAACTAAAGTACCTAACATAACATATATTAATTTATGTTCAGGTCTTAAAAAATCTTCGCTAGATACCATAGAAGAGATTGAATAGTAATTGTCGACTGATCTAAAACAATAAGACAATAATGCTCTTTCGTATACAGGACGGCAAAATAATTCTTTTGATCTTTCTCCCACCTAAACTCTCCTTTCGTTTCTAACCAACTTAAGTTCGTTTTCACGTCTTGTAAGTTCTCTTTTAAAACTATTAATAAGTTCCAAAAAGTATTTTTCTTTATTTTCAACTAACGTTAATTCTTGTTCATCAGTCTCTATTCCCAGCTCTATCTGTGACAATTCTTGGTGAGCATCTATAACTTTACGACGTTTCTCAGCCTTAGTTTTGGCTTTTATATCCGATCTACTTATATAACTGTCTATCATATTACGCTTCTGCATAAGCGAAACCTTAGTCTTATTTACTTGTGAACCAAAGTATATTAAAAACTGAGACAAACCTATAACATACTGACTAATGGTTATCGATGATGTACTCTCTAAGTTTCTAACATCAAACGAAAAAATCTCTTCCATAATATATGAATTTTTTGGCATTTTTTCCAACATAAGTATATTTGATCTCTTATCTAAATAGTTTTTTGTATCCATTATGATGCTTCCTCATCTTTCAAAACTTCTTCTGGTTTAACTATTTTACCAGTACATAAATAATCTTGCACCACTACGTTACCTTTATTATCAAAAAATTTACAATATTCAGAATAAAATCCTATTTGTTTACATTGAAAAGATCTATTACAATATTTCTTATCACCAATAATAGTACCATCATCTAAAGGAATAAAATCTATACAGTCTTTATCAAGTATATCATCTTTCATATCTTTTATCAATATATCCACTATAACATCTCCCCATTTACTTAATACATTTATTTATTTTATCAATTAATTCGTTAGAGGTAAGTGCTTCATCATAATTAATTATTACTAAACATATATCTTTTTCCTGACAATATTGTATCTTAAGATTATCACGCTTTTTGGAATCTAAAAATCCTTGCTTATCTACATGAAAATGCTTAACATATTCTGAATGCTGTCTACCTTGAATCTCAAATAATAAACTATAGTCCTTTATATAAATATCAAAAAATAACTGCTGACCTTTAAAATTAACATAATGTTCTTTGACTACTTTATTATGTGGAAAAATATTGTAAAGTAATTCATATATATGTTCTGATTGTACACTCATAATATTATATCAACCCTAAAGATGACTTTACTTTATCTCTAAACATATTATATATCTTTTCATCATTAGCAAAAAAATCAATAACATTTCTTTTACCTTGCACTCTATTACCTTCAAATTCAAACCATGCGCCACTTTGATCTATAAATCCAAGATCAATAGATAAATTAACTACTTCAGAGACAAAATTATATCCTTTACCATATATAAGGTCTATTTTAGCAGTACCGTGTGGAGCTGCCAATTTATTTTTTATAACAGCAAAACTACTTTCATGTCCAATAACCACCCCTTCATCATCTATAATTCTGGACGCTTTACTTTCACCGCCTTCTACTTTAATTCTACCAGTAGCATAAAAAGCAAGAGCCTGACCACCAGTCGGCGTTCTACTGTCACCCCATTTACCTATATCATGCCTAATTTGATTAATAAATATTAATAAAGTGTTAGTTCTATTAGCAATAGGTGTTAATTTACTACAAGCTTTACTCATCAAACGAGCTAACAAACCTATATAATTATCACCAATCTCACCATCAGCCATACCTTTTGGTAATAGAGCAGACACACTGTCGATTACCACCACATCAACCTCACCAGTTTTCATAAGTTCTTCTGCTATCTGTAAATTATCATCGCCATTATAAGCTTGAACCATTTTAATTTGATCAGCATCTACACCAACTTGTTCACCCATACGCCTAACTAACTTAGGATCAAGTGCGTGTTCAGCATCTATATATACAACCATAAGATTTCTAAGTAAGGCTTGCATAATGGTACTAAGTGCTAATGTAGATTTACCACTACTATTAGGACCAAAAATCTCATACAAACGACCACGAGCAAAACCACCTATACCTGTAGCAGCATCAAACGATAAGCAACCACTAGATATAGAATCGATAACCAAATCAGCATGCTCACCTAAAACACTAATCACACCTTTACCGTATTTTTTCTCTATAGCTTTTTCAGCAATTGTCAATATACTATGTTCAGCTGGTTCAACCTTTTCTTTCTTTTTAGCCATTATTATCCCCCATCTTTAGTAATAGATTATCTAAATTATTTGATACATCATCGGCATTTACTTCACATTCATTTTCTAGTAAATCAGCCTTTTTATAAATTTCATTTTCCAACAATTCACACCTACATTTGTTTAATAGTTCTACTGCTTTAGATGTTATCCAAGATAATTTACCCTGACCTAGTATACCTATATCAGTTATAGGATATTTAAAATTAAAATCAGACTCATTATCAAATAACATATTAATTATATCTACACATTGTTGTATAGCAGTAAACTTATTAGTACCATCCATCTGTGATTCAATGAATCTACTAATAAGTTGCATATCAAACTTTATATTAGGTAAACGTACTCTCAGTCGATGTGGATATTTAGAATCTAACTTCATATAAAAATAGTCACGTAACTGCTTGGCATTAGTTATATCTTTATTAACTATTAAAGGATCTATTATCCTATAACCAACTTTTATTAATATTTCTTTAGCCGCATCTATACGTGCTTTTTCTATTGATTTATTATTAGAAAACATGTCTAACTGCTTTGTCACTATTATCTTAACCTCAATAACATTAATAAAGATGCATAATCAGGATTATCTTTAGCTCTAAAGCTAATAGAACCAACGTTATCTGTAAAACAAATCTCTATGTACTCTCCTATAAAATCAGACACAATTTGTAATAAAAACGTACCATTCAGATCGATGTTTAATTCATGTTCGAACTCATCATCAAATTCATGTACTACCTCTATCCTACTATTTTTTAAAGTAAGTGTATTACCACTAAAATTCATAGTCAACCTATGGTTGTCTTCCGCGTCTAGTACACTTATTGCTGCAGATATACTATCTACTAAATCAAATCTAGGTATAGAAAGTGTTTTTTCATATGACTGTAATGCCTCAATGTAATTAGGGTACGGTTCGTTTAACACTAGACCACCACTTAAATACACATCATTACACTTAACGTACATATGACGATCTTCAAACTTAATAAAAACCTGCGAATTATGATCTAATGCCATCTTCATAGCCAAAGCCATTGAATACTTCAACACATGTGCTGATTGTTTTATATCAGCAACAACGTCCAACTTAGCCTCAGCAAGTTTTATGCCATTTGTTCCAGTAAACACAATCTTATTGTCATCGATAGATAAATACATACCAGCTACCGCTTCTCTAATTTCATTTGGATCAACACAATGTAAAATCTTATTCAAACCTTCGAGTATAATATCACTATTGATGATTAACTCGGCATCTTCAAATTCTTTAATAGGTGGCAACGAATTAGTGTCATAACTTTTAAATTTTAAAGTTTTATAAGCAGGTTTACCTGACTTAAAACTGGTCTTAGACTTTATAACCCATTCCGTATTAACTACTTGTTCACTTTTTTCATCTAATATATCTTTAGATAAAATATTAAATTTTTCTGTACCAACACCATTATTTATTGGAACAAACTTTGCGATATAACCACTAATATCTCTTAACTGTAACAACACTTTACCTTTTTCTGCAACATCACAGTCTTTATTAGTAATCAATAGACCAACAGACCCACTATTTCCAGAAAACCTTACCTCATCATCTAACGCTTCAATCATCATCATACTTGTAACATCATCCGTTGCTACTTTAAGTATATAACTCATTTTTCTTACTACATTTTGAAATGCATCTACAGGTATTGTAAAATTCATATCACTTAATCTCCTCTTGTTTTTCTTTAATCATCTTATCCCATCTAGTATGTGGCCAACTACTTATACCATTATTATAACCACACCCACATTTCGATATATATGCACCACAATCTAAACAACGATATTCTGACCAAGTACAATACGGCGACTCACATAAACCACCATCAATATAGTCTGTATCAATATTATCGTGTTTACATTCAACTACTTTATTCCAACGTTCATTCATTACAGCATTACCTTCCCGGTCCTTAATTCTGTTTCTGAAATTTCCACTTTAGTATTTAAAATATAATTCATACCCATGCCCAATTCTTCCTTTGTTTTATTTTACTTACAACATCACGAGAAACACTAAACATTTCTCCTATATGTTGCCTAAGTTAGATACTTGATATCCTTCAAATTTTGGTATATCTTTCCAAATTTCATCCATTGCTACATGTCCTCAATTTGGCAAGTTCCCAAATATAATCATAAAGATGTAAACCTTTGCTTGAGGCAATAATCTCCCCATCATCTACCCCTATTTCCGCTGACATATATTCCTTAAGTAATTGAATAGCCCCAAGATTAGCAGGTAGTCCCGA